CCATCTGATCTCTAAAGTTTTTCATATTATCTCCCAAATAATTTTCTACGTTTATATTCAGCAATAGTTTCTAATAACTTTTTGCTCCAATTATCGCGATGCTCAATAAAAACTTGAGCACCTTCGTCACCAGCAATCACTGTAACTAATTGAGTAATTGGCATACCAGTTCTTTCTTCCCACATAATTGCATAAGCAGTTTCTTGTACAAAGTAACCTTCACACCATTCTTTCTTTTTAGTTTTAGCTGCTGTTTTATAATCAATGATAGAATTTTTACCATCAAAGACACCAACACAATCCACTCTTCCAGCAACACCAAGATGTTCTGAATAAAGAGCAGCTTCTTGCGCATATACTTTGGTCAACCTTTTGTCAAGTATATTCTTTACTTCCATAAAGTTAGATTTTACAACTAAGTTAGCGTCTTTAAAATAATCTTCTTCATTGTCAACATATCTTTCCAAAACAGCATGAACCGCTGTTCCACGAGTTGAAGCTCTTTTTGAAATACGATTTGCTTCTTCCTCTCCAACTCTGGCGCGCCATTCTCTTATATGGTCTTCACTTAGAATGGAAAGTACTGTAGTAATAGAAGGATACTTAATCCCATTAGGAGCAGCGTACTTTCTCCCAGCTGAAGTAGTTTTTGACTCCAAATCTGAGTAGCCAAGATTAATTGGTTCATGCGTAAAATTTCCTGTATTCATGTTTGTTTTCGCCAAGGCTTTTTAGACCCATCTTGTGGTCTTCCATTTTGTGCCATTTCAGACCTATAACCATTAAGTATAAAATTTAATTTGTAGGTATCTATATTTTTAGTGGCTTCAATAGCTTTTTTAACAGCCATAAGCTCTTTCAACCTTTCAGGAGAACAATGCTTCTTCTTTTCCTTATTAATAATTCTATACATTTCATAACGTTGATTCATTGATAATCCATTTATAAGTTCCCTTGCTTCTTGATCATAGTTACGATTATCGTCCTTCTCTTCATATCGCCATTTACTCATTTTATAACTCGCTTTATTAATTTATATGGCCATTATACCATGCTTTTGTCCGGATGTACACTATAATTGGCCATTTTCATATAGTTCCTTAGTCATTATAAAGTCTCTTACAAATCCACTTCTTACAATGTCTTCCCATTTAAATTCAATGTGTTCAAATTGATTCATATGTTTAATAACATTGATAAAGTCTTTAATACCATCTTGATCGCTCTTTCGAGTAAAATCAGATTGATAATAATCACCGGCCATGATGAATCTACAATCTTCATCAAGCCTAGTAATTACTGAACATAATTCATGGTAATTACAATTTTGCGATTCATCGACAATAACAACTGCGTTTTTGATAGTTAAGCCTCTTATAAAAGATGTTGTTAAAAATTCAATCTTCTTGTTGAGCTTTGTAAGCTTATCCCAAGCTTCACCGTCATCGAAAAGATCTGTAACAATAGCTTTATAAGGCTGCGTATATGCGTCTTCCTTTTCTTCTTGAGTTCCAGGAAGAAATCCCATATCCCTTGTTGGTACAGCAGATCTTACTATAACAACCTTATCATATTCTTTTTTTAATACCGCTTCAAGAGCTAGATATAAAGATATGAATGTTTTACCTGTACCAGCTGAACCATCAAGACACATGTGACTACCTGATTCAAAAGAATCAAACGCTAATTTTTGATTATGCGTTAATGGTTCTAATTTTACTAAATGTTCTAGCTTTAATACATTTGGTTTTTTCATTTCGTCTTAATCTTATCCCGGTCTTGTGGTGGCATACCACTTTGAATTCTTTGTTGAACTTCTTTCCACCCATCACCAGCTTGCTTTAATACTGATCCAGAAGTTTCTCCCATAATTTTTGGTGCGCTAATAACTTTTTGAATATTAGGATTTTTTACATATTCTTCCATATCAGCGATAGACATCATTTTTGTCTCTATCTCACCAGTTTTTAAATTTTTAAAATCATACAACGGCATTAAACCACTCCGGTTGTTTACGTTTAGTCCAAATCATTTTAAATCTTTCCTGTTTAGTTTGATAAAAAGCACGATAAGATTTCACAGCATCTTCAAACATGCATTCGGGATTAGAACCCATTGCCAATTTGAATGGTGTCTTACCAATAGAATGCTCTATATTTTTTGGTTGTTCTCTTAGAACTGTTTCCAATTTTGTTTGAGACATATGTACTTTACCGTACCTATATGTATATTCATGACAAAGCGCTATAAAATGTTTGTAGTGCCATTCATAATTACTGGCGTTCTCACGAGTCCAAACAGTACATGGATGATTCATATGTACAGCTTTGTATAAAATATTTTCTTTGTAATTATCCAGCTTCCAATATTTTACAATACGTTTGCCAGATTTTGAGGGTCTCATTTCGATAGTCCCATCGAGCATACGATGGACTGTTGATAGCATTTGCGCTGATTCTACAACCATTTTTGGAATATGCTTATCGCATTGTAGTTGCGCTGCTTTTACAGGATTATTGTCTAAAATAAATATATTCATAATGTATATTATAACATAGTTTCAATCAAATGTAAACCCCTCAGTGAAATTATTTTCCACTGAGGGGGATTTGTTATTGAGCTTTGCTTATTGCCTCCATATCATCTAGGTAATGATTTAAATGCGCAATCTTTTTTTCCATTTTATATGCTAGCACATCTTTACCTTTTTTAATTAATTTTTTTTGATAGTATAATGCCTCGTTTCTGTCTTTCTTTAGGCGTTCAATTTGAATATAACTCATAAACAATCTCCAGGTTAAAGTTAATTGAAAAACTATCATGATATAGAATTTTTAGTAATGGTTCTCCTATTTTTTTATTAAATTTGGAAACGCTGTTTTTACCATAGCCTTTGTAACATATTTGAATTTTATATTTTTATCTTTGGCTGATAGGAATAACTGTGCGTCATCCGGATGAATAGATTCAAGTAAATCAATAAAGATTGTTTCTCTTTTAAATTGATTTAAGTTTGGTGATACGGCTTTTACAAAGTTAGCAAACTTAGGATATTCAAACCTAAGCTCTTTAGCTTTTTGTTTTTCAGGATTAAGCTTTTTAAAGGGTGGCTCTCCTGGCGGTAATGATAATTCGATAGTATCGTCAAAGTTGATACGTAATATATCCCTAAGAGCTGTACAGTCTTGCTCTTGCAGATATTTGACTCGGTCGTCTTTAGTTTTTAATTTATTAGCCGTAACTAATACCTCTGAAATTAATGGTTTAGCCATTGTAAAATTCCTCCACACATTCAATCAATAGATTGCATCTTTTTTTAATTAAGTAATTCAAAACTTTCATCTTCATTGGAAGCTTCTGTTCGTTAAAAGTATTTATAATATTATTCTGATGAGATTCTGGTATCTCTGATAAATCAATTAAAGTTTTATTTCTTTGATAGTTTCTATACTCCTCTTGAGTCATAACTTCTTTTAGGTTATCTATATTATCAGCCCAATGTTCGATCTTCTTTTTAGTCATTGGTGTTTGACGTATGCCTTCCATAATAGCATTATCAGGAGATAGAATATTAGGAATACCATCACCCTTGTCGCCTCTACAAATATGATCAAAACAATAAGATCTTGGATTCTTATCTACTACCATTTTCTTTTGTATAGGTGAATATTGCTTGATGTTGTTATATTTGTGAAGTTGAATAAAATCTTTATCAGAAGAAATAATCATCACTGGTTCATGTTGACCAAACTCTTGAGTCTCCATAGCGAGTGTGCCAATAATATCATCAGCTTCGCACCCTTCTAAATGAAGAACTTTGTAAGGTAAATTTTCTCTTATTTCTTCTCTTACCAAATTTAAAATCCTAAATATTTCTGTCCAATCTTGATCAGATTCTTTCCTATTCTTTTTACGCATTCCTTTGTATTGTGGAAAGTAATCCCTACGCCATGTATTGGCTCCATCGGCACATATAACCATTTGGCCATACTCGTGTCGATATTTTTTGTTGTACATACGAATACTGTTTAGTATCATATGTCTTATCATATCTTCATCATTTAGTTTTTGTACAATAATATTAGATAGCGCTATTTGGCTATAATCAAGTAAAATCATTCATCAGGTCCTATAGTTTTCATTAAGTCGTTATATATATTATCAAAGTGATCATGTAAAAAATGATGAACTCCACCATATTTCATTAGCATTGATGAAATCATATTGACTATAACAAACATATCTCTCGACTCTGGTAAGTTACTATCTCTAAAATCTATCTCATCAAATGAACTACATTCATTCAATAACAATTCCTCAATCATAAGAAGTATAATTTGTGATGTTTCTCTACATTCATCTGTAAATTCTTCAAATTCCACTCTTAGCTCATCGTGTTCTCTTGCAATTGCAGCTTTACGAGCTTCAGTTGGAAATTGTATCACATTATCTTTCAATATTATATCCCTTATTAATTTATATATTATAACATACTTTTAAGCAAATGTAAACGTTTATTTTGAAAAATTTTTCACTGAATTACCACCAATTCGGCAATTAATTATACCATTATAATAGTCATCAGTAAATAAAACCTCTCTATCAAACTGTTCCTTTGTTTCCATGTATGCGCATTCTGATTTAGTCTTACATATATGAAGTATTTCTCTATAAAAAAGTTCTTCACCTTGTTTTGTAACGTCTTCTTGAAGATGCTTATTTGATCCCCAATAGTTCATCCAATCAGATTCAACTAATAATTTCTTTCTTCGCTTGCGAGTCTTGGTTATTGGTAGCGTCTTCTGACTCCAGAAAAACTTCTTCCCTACGTACTTCTTGCCTGTAGCTCTGTTCGTTATCATGTATACAAAACCGTACACGTCTTTGTGACTGAGCTCTTCTGGCAGTTGCCATTCTTTGCCTTGATAATGCCATGTCATATTACTCTTCGAAATCTAGTTCTTCTAGTTCGTCCTTTATTTCTTCTCCACAACAAGGACAAAATAAAATTATTTCATCTTCGCTGTGTCCAATTACTGTTCTGTTATAACAATATTCGCAATCTATGACAGAACGCTTCATTAAACAACCGCCTTGAAAGCGTCCCAGCCTCCTATAACCTTTCCATCTATTTTAATTTGAGGGAATGTTCTTGCAGTAGGAAATTGCTCAAATAACTCTTCTCTACTAAAATCTTTTCCTAATTTTAAAACAATATAAGAAGCTTTCATTTTAGACGCTTTACTAATTGCCATGTCGCATTGAGAGCAATTATCCTTACTATAAATTTCTATATTCATAAACTGAGTCCTTTTAACGCGTTACTATCAATATCTTGTTTTACTCCACCAATTACGTAGGAGCTAATTTCTGTTTCTTGTGGAGCAACTTGAACATTACCACCACCAATCCATTTTTCTGTCCAAGGTAATGGATTAGCTTGTGGAACCACATAAGGACAAGGTAGTCCAATTGCTCTCATTCTTTTACAACCAATCCATTCAATATAATCTGCTAAAATCTTTTCATTAAGGCCAATCATAGATCCATTTTTAAATAGATATTTAGCCCATTCTTTTTCTTGGTCTATAACTTCTACATATAGTTTTACACATACATCTTCCATTTCCTTAGCAATCTTTTCAAAGTCCTTATCTTCTTTTTTAAGAAGCTTTAGAATAGTAGTTGTTGATGCCAAATGGAGGTTTTCATCTCTGGCAATTAGCTTAATAATCTTTGCGTTGCCTTCCATTTTTTTAAGTTCAGCAAATGCCCATGAACAAGCAAATGATACATAGAACCTAACGCCTTCAAGAGCATTGGCACTCATCATTGCCATCCAAATTGCTCTTTTATGATCCATTTTATTTGTAGGACCATTATTACAATCAACTAATTCATCATAATACTTTGATATTGATTTACCACAATCCATAATATTTTGTTGATTTAAAAGATCATCAAATACAAAAGATGGATCTGGATAAATATTACGAATAATATGAGTATATGATCTACTATGAATAGTTTCAGAAAATGACCAAGTTTCAATCCAGTTCTCTACTTCAGGTAAAGACACAATTGGAAGAAATGCTAAGTTTGGAGCTCGACCTTGAACACTATCGAGCAATATTTGTCTTTTAAGATTACTTGTAAAAATATGCTGCTCATTTTCAGTAAGCGCACTAAAATCTTTTTTGTCTTTTGAAACATCAACTTCTTCTGGTCTCCAGAAAAATCCTAATTGTTTGTCTGTAATCTTATCTATTTGTGGATATTTTACTTCATCATAACGTTGAATATCAACAGCTTCGTCAAGAAACATATTTTTTAGTAGATGCTGCTTTTTATTCTTTTTCAATACTGCCATTTATTTTTCCTTCTTTTCTAAATCTTTTATTATATCCCCGTTTGATACTCTTTGTAACACCAGGGCTTGTTAAATACTTATACCATCTACGCGCTGACGTGAGAGCGTCATACTCTGCTCCGCCTTTAAGTTTTATTCTTGGTTTTTTATTCATATTTTACAGCTTTCGCAATCGTCATCTTCATACTCTGTTTGAACTTCACCGTCATATGCATGATGTGTTTCTCCATCAGTCATTTCTCCAGCTCCATCAAAGGTATTAAAATAATAAAGTTGCTTTAAACCGTATTTATAAGCTGTCACAAGGTCAGTCAACATTACAGACATTGGTATCTTATTATCTTCATAGTGTTCTGGATTATAAGATGTATTTACACTAATGCCTTGATCTATGTATTTTTGGAGTATAGCACAGATCTTAAGATAACCATCAGGGGATGTTTGATCCCATAATAAGTCATACTTATTTTTTAAATGATGATAGCCAGGAACAACCTGAGCCATAACACCATCTTTAGACTGTTTGTAACTAACTAATGCTCGAGGTGGTTCAATACCATTCGTGCTATTAGAAATTTGAGCGCTTGTTTCAGCTGGCATAAGTGCCATGAGTGTAGAATTACGAGTTCCCGTTTCTTGGAGTTTATTTCTAAGCTCGTTCCACGGCAATCTTTCTTTATTCTCTATTAAATTATCTAGCTCTCGTTTATATGTATCAATTGGGAGGACTCCATCGGCATATTTTGTGTGATTTTTTAAAGGAATTTCACCTTTTTCACTCGCTAATTCCTGAGAAGCCTCAATTAGGTAATAAGACCATGCTTCAGCATACTCATCAACAATATCAAATGACTCTTCATTATATTTAAGACCACGTTTGGCTAGGAAATAAGCTAAGTTAATTATACCAATACCAAGTGGTCTTCGATTCATAGTCCCGCGTTCTGCTGCACGTACAGGATAAGACTGGTAATCAAGAAGCTCATCGAGAGCACGAACAGACAAGTTGCAATATTTTTTAAATTCTGATGGTTCATTAATTAATCCCCAGTTAATTGCTGATAAAGTACATAAAGAAATTTCTCCATCTTCTGGATTTTCTCCTAATGGACTTGTTGGTAAGTCAATTTCACAACATAGATTACTCATTCTTACTGGAGCTTGTTTTGGTTTAAACGCTCCATGATCATTAGCATGGTCTACATTCATTATATAGATTCTACCTGTATCCTTTCTTTGTTGGATCAATGTAGAAAATACTTCAGTTGCCGGTAAAGTCTTTTTACGAACTGATCTGGCTCTTTCATATTTTTCATATAATTCTTTAAATTTGTCTTGGTCATCAAAAAATGTTTCATATAGACCAGGAACATCATTTGGGTCAAAGAATGTAATATCACCGCCAGTCAATAAACGTTCGTACATCAACTTGTTTAGTTGGAATGCATAGTCCATGTGGCGAACACGATTTTCTTCAATACCTTTATTGTTTTTAAGAACAACTAGATCTTCAAATTCGTAATGCCATATTGGTAAATATACAGTAGCGGCTCCGCCACGAACACCACCTTGAGAACAAGATTTTACTGCAGCTTGAAAGTATTTTAAGAATGGAATAAGACCTGTATGTACAACTGATCCATCACCAACACGTGATCCTTCAGCTCTAATTGAACCAGCGCCAATACCAATACCCGCTTTCTTAGAAATATATTTTACTATTGAAGTGGCAGTTGCGTTGATAGAATCCAAACTATCACCAGATTCAATAAGCACACAACTCGAAAACTGACGCGTTGGCGTACGAACTCCAGCCATGATGGGCGTAGGGAGCGAAATATAGAAAAGAGATATTGCATCATAATAGTCCTTAACGTATTTAATTCTAGTTTCTTTTGGATATTTAGAAAATAATGTTGCTGAAATCATCATGTACAATATTTGTGGAGTTTCATAATGCTGTTTAGTTTTTCTATCTTGTACTAAATATTTACCTCTAAACTGTTCCATTCCAGCATATGTAAAATTATCATCCCTGTCATGCTTAATATATGCATCTAACTCATCAACTTCATTGTAGTCATAATCTTGCATGATGGCACCGTCATATACATCCCTTGAAACATTTTCAATAATAATTTGCCTTAATGACCATGGCTTGTAATCTCCATATACCTCTTTACGAAGCTTATATGAAATAAGTCTGGCGGCTACAAATTGATAATTAGGTGTGTGCTCGGAAATAAGCTCAGCGGCAGATTTAATGAGAAGCTCATGAATATCATAAGCGGGGATCTTGTCATACAGTTGTATATTTGCTTTAATCTCTATTTCTGATACAGATACTCCAGAAATATCAGCTGTAGCCCATTCTAAAACTTTGTGTACCTTATCTAAATCAAAGTCCTGAGTAGTGCCGTTACGCTTAGTTACGTGCATCGTCATATTTAGTTGTCCATCATTCATTGTCAGTTAATTAAGTAATAATACTATATATTATATCACAAAATTTAGGTTTTGTAAACTGTTTTTTTAATTATTTTTGCTATTGTCATCAACCCAGATTGGCATTTCGCCACTAGGAGCAATATTGATTTTTCCCTTGGTTTCATCAACATGAGAAATAATAGCCTTTCTAATTAGAGGAAGATCTACTAGCATATCTAAATCTGCTTCCATTTCATCTAATCTTTCAGCTTGGAGTGGATATTGTTTTCTAAATTTGGCATCTTTTTTCATCAATTCAAGTTCATATTTTTCAGCAAAATATTCCATGAACCTATCAACTTGTTTTTGAAACCATATACCAAGAGTTGTCCCTTGGAACCAAGCATAAAATGAACTGCCAATTATAGAAGATAATATAGATTTAAGTGTAAGTACTATAAGCCAATGCATAATTAATCCTTAAATTTGTTATCGATCCAGCATTTGCCGTAATAAAGTACGCCAAGCCAAACGGTAAATAAAAAACCATCTACATAGGTTAAACTATTCCATGCGCCAACAGGATCCATTATTTTTCTCCTTTTACTAAAGCCTTTAAAGCTTTTACATAATTAGGCATACCATGATCTACAATACCGTCAAAGAATTTGAATCTTTTCCAGCTATTTACAATACCATAAAATACATCAGCCCAAGTTGGTTTTAAAGCTCTATTTCCATTTCTATCAAAATAGATCATTTCTCCATGATGTCTAAATCCTAGCCAAGCCGGTGGGATTCTACAAACGATATCATTATTATTCATAAATCTATAATGAGGGCATTTTATATTTTTGATGAAGTGTTTACCTCCGACCCGCGGTGACCCAAACGTGAAGAGCTCATTCGGTGTATAACGTGTTGTAGCAATAGTAGCCATGGCAGCACCAAGACTATGTCCAGTAAAATATACATCTTTTCTTACCTTTAATTGATCGTTATGTTCTAGTTCTTTTACGATATCCATCCAAAGGTCATTGACTTCTTCTTGAAATCCTCCATGAACCTTACCACCAGCAACAGCTGAATTTTTAATTACTTTTAAATCAGCCATAACATCATTAAGCTTAGATGGCTCAGTACCTCTAAAGGCAAACCATAGATCATTTCTATCTTTTGCGATTAATACTTCAGCACCATCTCTACTGATAATTTTTCCTGAAGCAAAGCCTAATTTTTTACAAGCTGTTTCAGCTGGCTTTGGATTCATATATGCGATTGCGGAAAGTTTTGCGGCTATTTCAGCTCTTTCCCATACTGTCATAGATTCTTTCATTCTACTCATTTTCTTTCTCCACTTTAATTTCAACTGCAGCTCCTTCCATGTCATTTATTGTCACACTCCTATAATAAACTATCACTTCCCCCAGTTGATTGATATATCTTTTAATTTCTTGAGTATTATAAGCCATTAACTCATAATCCTCAACTGTCATGGCAACAAAGACTACATCACCACCATGCTGCTTTTTCATATCGTCAAGAAACTTATCTAGGTAAGTATATCCTTCTGGATATAAATCTTCACGACCTAATTTACAATTTGCCTTTTTAGTATCTGGATCTTTAAGGCAATTTTCAATAATCTTAGTGTCAGACACAACATACCATTTTGGTTCTTTTAAATTAATTGCTCTTGGCATCACCGGTTGAACAATTTCTATTTGAACTGGTTTAGTTATAACTTCAACTTCCTTTGGTCCTAATAAAGAACAACCACTAATCATTAAGATCAGAAATGCGCTTACTATCGGCTTCAATCGCATCAAATACCTCCTTTGTTCTCTTATTAAAACTTGGTTCAATTAACCCAGGCTTGGCACTTGCTAATTTAGCAAGATTATGTCTTCTGAATATATCCAAATATTCTGACATTTCTTCTTCATATTTTTGATTTTGTACTTGAAGGCCTCGTAGGGCTTTTTGGTTAGTTTCCATTTGCTCTTGGATAGCGCGTATGGTTTCTTTTTGTTCAGCATCTCTCACTTCATAGGCTATATTAAGCCGTTGCAGCTCAATATTTTTATTATAGAGGAAGTATCCTCCTAAACCCATGATAACAATCACACCAATCAATATTTTTGACATAATTTAATTTACCTCTTTCTTGGATTCCCTCGCGGCTCTGCTTGCTAAAATTCTTTGAATGAATTTTTTACCTTCTTTAGTTCTACCGTCAAAAAGGTCTTTCTTTTTCTTTTTCTTTACAGCATCTGCTGGTAATGATACATCACCGCTTGATACTGAATTAGCCGCAGCGTCCTCCCACATGTCTTTAAATGTCTTCATCTTTTTAAGTCCATACTAGTTACTAATATTTTTTGTTTAGTTAAAATATGCTCAACTTGATATACATTTAATCCAAATATATCACCATGAGCTTCTGTAAAATCATTTGCTCTTACCTTAGTATTTATATGCGCCATAACTTCTCCAGTTTTTGGAGATGCTATTTCTTGTACTAATGTATATGTTCCTGGAGCTAATTTATTATTTTTATCAAACCATTGAGCACTTTCTGATATATCAATAGTTTCTTCTAAATCTTCAAAAACATCATTTAGTACATTTCTAATCTCTTCATCAGTAAGGTCAGTATTTTCCTTAATTAAAAATAATGCTGACGCATAAGACGCTAGTTTAGTTTGACCAAATGGTAATTTATTAAGCAATCTTTTAACATTAAAAACTAACCTATGAAAAACGGTATATGCAGATTTTTCTTGAGGTGTTTTTCTGTCTTGTGCCTTTTTTAATAATTTACCTTTATCGTCAATAATGCCTAGCTTATATGCTTCAGTATTATCCCAAGACGAAACTAACAGCTTTAGAAATCTAAAGGCATAAAATAAATCAGCTGTTCTTGAAATTGCTCCCATTAAAGGTTCCTTAGTCTGTTTATTATTTCCTGATCCAAAGGTATTTCTACATGTGAATCTTCTGGTAAATAATTAAGAAAAATCAAAAAAGTTTTTAGTATGCTATAATGTTCTGGTTCAACCTTAAACCACATCATTCTATTAGCTGCTTCTATACCAAACACGTTATATAAAACTATAATGTGATTCAATATAAGCCTTTCTTGAAGATCTTCATATTGTTCATAGCGTCTAAGTAATCTTTTAAGATACTTAAACCTTGTTAAATCTTCTTTAAACTCGTCTACGTCACAGCATTCCGGATTGCTATAATGCTGTGACGCATAGAGTTCAAAATTCCTACTATTAAGCTTGTCAAATATTTTCATCATATATTATCTATACAAGATAAATTTTATCGATATTTTTGTCTAGATTTCCTAAATACATCGTCTGCATCAGCTTTAGATCTAGCTGCTTTTGACATAGTAGCTCTCTTCACTGCCTTTTTAGCTTTACCAGCAGCTTTTCTAATTGAACTACCAAGACCTTCATCAACATCTGATTCGTTATCAGCCTCGTAGTTCTTATCAACATAGTCAAAAAATTCTTTCTTTTTATCGCCTTTAAGTTGAGCGGGTGAGTCAACGCCAAACTTCTTCAAAGCAGACTTAAAGAATTTTTGATACCTTTCTTTGTCTTCTTGCTGTTGGGTTTTCTTCTCATTTATTTCATGAGCTTCAGCTACTATTTCTTCAGTAACTTCTTCATTAGCAAGTTGTAAAGCTGCTTTTACTTCTGGATCGTCAGATAAACCTTTTTTCATTTTTTCGATTTTCTTTACAGCCCCAGTCATATTACCACCCATCTTTAATGCAGTGTCAGTAGCTTTTTTCAATAAAGCTTTTGAAAACTTAGACTTAGCTTCCATTAGTTCTGGGAAAAGGTCTTCGATATCTTCTGCATCCATATCATACTCTTTTGATTGCAAATAAGCTAAAATGTCTTTCTTTTGTCCAGAAAGATCAAAACCACCTTTAGTTTTCTTAAATTTTACTTTAAATTTCTTTTCAGTAGCCTTTATGTCATCGCCTTCATGATCAATGTCGATCTTAGCTTTACCTTTACCAGCTTTAAGCTTAGCTTCGGTAATTGAAATAGTTACTTCTTCCTTAACTACTGAAACATCTTCATTAGGTAATGATTTTACAAATTTATCTACTTTTTTCTTATCACCACTTACTGTAACGTCCATACCAGTTTTAGTTTTTTTAACTTCTGCTTTTAATCCAGCTTTTTTTGCTAATTTAACCGCGTTAGATGCTGTATCATCATCCATATCAACTAATTCAAATGTGTCTTCTTTGACTACAGAACCGTCTTCTTTTTCACCAGACTTCTTAACTTTATGAGCTGCTTTAAAGTCTTTTTCGCCTTTAGCTTTAGGCTCACCGGCTTCTTCGACTTCTGGTTTTTCGTGAGTATAACCTTTTTTAGCAAGAGCTTTATGCTCAGCTTCGTCCTTAGCTACCTCTTTTTCGCCTGTTTCAGGATGAAACATATCATGCGGATATTTTGCTTCTTCCTTTTTACTTTTACCTTCAAGTACATCGCTAACAGCGGCAGCAATGCTTAAGGTTGCATCATCTTTTAGTTTCATATTAGTTCTCCTATTGTATGAAAAGCATTCCTGTGATAGCTGTGGCTGCGCCAGCAATTACTATCCAGAATAGTTTATTAATTACGTTTACGGTTTGGGCGTTTTCCCTCACCATGATTTCAAGCCTATCAACTCTATTTATAAGAGTTAATATTTGCTCTCCTTGTTGTTTACCAAATTCTGCCATAGTAGCAATTTTTTCTTCAGCTCGAGCTAAAGAAATAATAGCAGTAGACATTTGATCAATCTTCTGCTCAATTCTATCAAGACGTGCAGCGGTTGCGGCTCTTTGTTCTTTTACTGACTCAGTCATTTAAAATATACCTTACATTTTAATGGCGTAACGCCTTTGATTAACCTGTGATATTCTGATTTCTTAATATCAAATATCATACCTTCTTTTAAAAGCCAAGGCAAACAATCTTGCAATTGAAATTGCCAACCTTCACCCTCTAAAATCTCTATCTCTCGATCTTCAGCGTCCCTATGCCATACAAACTCAGCGTCGGGCTGATTCGGATCGAATGTTCTTACCATACCATCTTCCCAATATGGCCTACCAGAAATAATCTCCACCACCTTTTAACCCCAAATCCTTAGCATACTTCGGGAGGCGACATGCCCAATAGCCTGCTTTCATTTTATCGGTTTTTGTATCGCAATTATGACGTGAAGCAAAATTCCTCGCTGCATCCCTGTCATTAATCTTTGATGTTAAACCACCCTTTTCATCGCCGAATTCTATCTTCTTTACGTTCCCTGTTTTTGGGTTTTTAACGTAAACAACATATTTCTTTTTGCCACTCGACCTTTTAGGTTTATTTAATTCAGGTTCTGCAGCTTCATCTAGTTCAATCATTGGTTGTTCTAAAGGCACATATTGACCTTCATAGATACCAAATCTTTCTTCTATATGTTCTAAAAAACTATGCATTACTTCTTTTGTCCTTTAATCCATTTGACAGCAATTGAGTTTTCAGGTGGTCTTGCTGCCCATGTTTTTATATCTTTATAAGCTTCCAATGATTGTTGTTCTATGTCTGATCCTTCAGAATTATCAACAATAGTAATTCTATTTCTAAACAATGCTTGGAACTTACCAATATTCTTTTGTACATCTTTCCACATTTTAGTTACTTCATCGTCAGGCAATGACCTTGGTCTCTGTCTATTTCTTTGTAACGCTGTTTCTATATCAGTGTTTACAAAAATCATGTGAACAGCATAACCAATTTTTCTAAGTAAATCTACTTGCTTTTTGATTTTTGCATAGTCTTTACCAGTACCATCAATAACTAATCCTAATCTACCTTCAATAGATCTAGTCATAACTTTTCCAGTTATAGCTTTGGATTTAGCTCTAACTGCTTGGCCTTGAGCCGAAAATATATCTTCTGGATCCATTGTTAATCCAGCTTTCTTTAAACCTTTTTCGAAACCCTCATCGGAATTAATTAATCTAAACCCTAGAGACTTCAAAGCAGTTTTACCAACAATAAAAGATTTGCCACTACCAGGCCCACCTGCTAGAAAAACCGCTTTAAAAATAGAAGGATCATTTACACCTTCCATTATGTTATTATGTTCTTTAAAACTATCCACCGAATTCGTGTCCCGCAACCCTTTTCATTTGTTTTTTATATTCATCAAAATCTGGTTTATTTTTGTAAAGCTTAATTGAGATTTCGTCTCTTTCTTTGCCCTTTATTCTCCAATTATATCCTTTGTCTTTATGTTCAGGATCAGTTGTTTTTACAACTCGTCTTTTATAACCATCTTCCCATGTTTCGCCTTTATATTTACCCTCGCCTTCGGTAATATAGTCTTTAAACGTAATCATTTTTTCAAATCATACCTAAACGATTTGCCTGAAGCTTGCCCCTTTTTAGTAATTCCGTAACCAGCGATATTAGCTAATTGCTTTAATATAGGCCAGTTTTTTTCAGGCTTTTTAGACCTAATATTTTTAGATAGGTCAGTTTCAATTTTATGAAACAATGTTTTTACCATATCTAGGTCTTGCATAACCAATGGTGCTTCGTCTAAATTAGCCTGTTCTTTAAAAGATTTCATTAACCAAATTCCTTTGCAAATGTTTTTATGTCAATGGTTTTAAATGAACCAAACTCATCTGTTACTTTAAACGCTAGTTTACCTTTATCTGCCACTGGCTTTACTGTATGTAGTTTACCTTTTTTATTTTTTAAACCACTAATTTCTGAACCATAAATGCTTAGACCCTTTATTTTCGGAGCCTTGGCTTCGTTGACATCATCTTTAATCATTTTACCTACACTCATACCACTTTTAAGTCTACCTTTAGCATCTACTGCTTTAGGATACATCTTAGCAATTAGATCATTATAACCTACAAGGACATTTAAAATGTCTGCTCTAATCTCATCGGTATCAATACCTTTGATTACTTTCTTAACTGCACCAAGATTACCTTGATTAAGAGCTCTTGCAACAGTCATATAATCTTTCTTATTTTGACCACTTTCTTGCTTTGCAAGTCTTGCCATATTCTTTTGAGCAAGATCTAAGTCTTGAGCATAATCTTCTTTTATTTTCGGAGCCTTGGCTTCTCTCATATCTTTAAATGATTTCATTAACTTCCCCTTACTTTAGCAGCTAGGTCT